ATCTCAGTCTTGTGGGAAAAATTTTAAAAACGGTCCCTTCCTCTTTATAAAAAAAATTTTTTCCACAATTCCTACTCTCTAGAAAAATCTCAGTCTTGTGGGAAAAATTTTAAAAACGGTCCCTTCCTCTTTATAAAAAAAATTTTTTCCACAATTCCTACTCTCTAGAAAAACCTTAGCTTTGCGTTGAAAAGTTTAAAACTCTGTAACTACCTTTTTATGAAAATTTTCCCCGAAAATTCCTACTCTCTTGTTTGAGGTAGGCAAAAGCGGGAATACATATTCCCTAGTTACTGCGCTTTTGTTCCCCCTGTAACTATTTCCTTAAATAGTGTTAACAAATTTGCACATTCAAATTTTATACTTTATCTTTGCGCCATGAAAAAGGAAATTATACAAATTATCCTCAAAGTCGCTCTCTATGCGCTTGGGTTGATAGCTGCATATTTTGGAGTCACTTCTTTGGCTTCTTGCAGTACGTCTCATGATGTTAGTGTTCGTGGTCGCGCTACCATTGTAACTGTTGATACCACATATGTTAAACATGGCGGTTTTGTCCGCTCTAAAAATTTTAAGCCTTATGGTGAAAATTAATAGTCGCTGTTTCATTGTTGAAGTAAACGGTGTGCAGTATGTTGTTAAGTTTGGAAAAATCGATGAATTTCTTTGTCTGTTTTTGCCTTCTGTAGTTGTTGTTGTCTCTATGACAACATCCCCTGTATTTTGGGAACATGATTATCAATGGTACAAACGTATTTAGTTTTGTTTTGCTTATGACGGCTAAAGATTATTTGACTGCTCTCAAAGTTATTAGAGAGATTCAGCGTAAGCAGGCATATTGTAGTGGTCAATCTAAACCCTATCTTGCTGAAACGTTGAAAGAGATTGAAATGTATTGCCCTTTGGACTTTTCCAAAAGTGGCGGTCGTGTTACCGATAAGGTTCTTTTAAGTTGTTATAGTGGTAAATTATTTAGTATATAATTATGGCTCTTTTTCCTCGATGTAATAATCCTGTTCCTGTCGTCGGTCGGCATGGTGTTACTCTTGTTGGTTGTCACTCTTGTATTCAATGTCGTGTTGCCGCACAGGAGCATCTTTGCAAAATACTTGAGGTAGAAGCTTCTAAACATAATTATGTTGAATTTCTTACTAATACGTATGATGATGATCATCTTCCGTATATAGACACTTCTTATATGTACCCTTTTGGTTATGCTATCCGTGTTCCTAATCGTGTTATTAAAAAATATAATCGTGGAACTAAAAGTTTTTATTTTGTTGAGGATAAAGTTTCTAAGTCTTTTCAACTTACAGATTTTGGAACTATAGATACTGCTTCTATGCTTCGTGATTACTATGCACGTATTGATAAATACTATAGAAGATTCCCGTATCGGTCTCGAGGCATACGTAATAACTCTGTTATCCCTATATTGTGGTACGATGATATTAGAAAATATATAGGTCGTTTAAGAAAATGGTTTTTAAAAGAATATGGTGAGAAAATACGCTACTACATTATTTGCGAGTACGGTACACAATCATTCCGTCCGCATTATCATATCCTACTATTCCACGATTCGCCTAGAGCGAGAGCGGATTTTAGGAATGTTCGGTCTTTGCCAATGTCCACAAGAGACAATCCCAGAGAAGTTTGTATTAAACTCGATTTGGCTCAATTATGGCTCTATGGTGATACGACTACAACGATTACCGATGGTAATATGCAAGAATACGTTTCTAAGTATCTTACACAACATTCTGATTTCCCTCGAGTGCTTGACAAGTTTCCACAAAGGAGTTTTCACTCAATCTTATTGGGTTCAAAGATCAAATCAGAGGTTAAAGAACTTTTTGCCTCTAGAGACTTCGAAGCACTTACAACAGATTATGTTGTTAACAAAAAAGGTATCAGACGTCCTATTTCCATGTCGGATGCGTATTACTCTCAATTGTCCGTTAGATTTACAGGCTCTTCCTTTTTTGATGTTAACGCAACTTCTTCCCTATTTCGTTCGGTGGTATACTGCGCCCGCCGATTCTTCTGCTCGTCAGGTGAAATCTATAACGATGCATCCGTGAGGGAGTTTATGTTGTGGGTACTTGACCCCGATACTTCTGTGTTATATAAACATATTTATCAGTTCCGTGCTATTCGTTGGTATGTTGAAACTTTTGCGAAACCGATATACAATAGTTCTGGTTCTGTCAACCCTTTAAAGTCGTTGCTTTATGCTGCACATCATCACTATTCGCTATCATCCTATTTAGGTTTAGATTCGTATACATGTTTAAAATTACGTTTTGATTTCGTAGCTTGGAAAGATTATCAAAATATGATTCAGTATTTTCAAGCTTTGGAAGATGATAAACTCTTTGCGTATGAAAATTATGCTAGTATGTCTTCTTCTACGGGAACGTATGATTTTGATATTTTAAAAACACGCTCTATTTTTCAGTGTCAAGTTCAAAAAGCCAATATGGCTTATACCGAAAATATTAAACATAGAGCGGTTGTGGATTCTTATAAAAATTAATTTTATGGCTAATAAAGTTTTAGGTATGCATCGCCTTAATAATAAGGTTAATAGAAATGCATTTGATTTGTCTCATCGCCACATGTTTACTGCACAGATTGGCGAATTGTTGCCAGTGTTTACTCAATGGGTTAATCCTAATGAGACTTTTAAGATTGGTTATAACGGTAAAACTCGTACCGCTGCGCTGAATACTGATGCTTTTACTCGTGTTCGTGAGAATATTCAGTATTATTTCGTACCTTTTCAGTCTCTTTGGAAGTACTTTGAACAACAGGTTAATAATCTGACTAAAGGTGACGCTGGACAGAATATTTCTAAGTTTGCTAGTAGTTCAACTTCTGCTTCTGCTATTTCTACGTCCCTTCCTTACATTTCTTACGTTGATTTAAGTTACTGGCTCCGTCAAATGTTTGATCATGCTGCATCTGCTGTCGATGCTTATTTTACTGCTACAACGTCTGATTCTCGTTCTGCTGTCGGTTTTAAGTCTTTTTGTGATTCTAGTTCTCTCTATAAAGACGTTTTTGTTTGTGACGGATATCGACTCTGTCGTGCTGCTAAACTTCTGATGTCTCTTGGTTATGGCAATTTTTCAGTTGTTATTCAGTATGATATTTACGCTATGGCGGATTCTTTTCTTAAGTCCGGTTCATCTTGGAATAAGACTACTTTTACTAAAAGTACTTTTGGTCTTAATTTAGATGGATTTGAAGCGTCTATTAAAAATAGTCCGAACCTTTCTATTTTGCCTTTACTAGCATATCATAAGATTTGTAATGACCATTATAGAAATGAAAAGTGGCAACCTTTTGAGCCTTGGACGTGTAATATTGATTATTTGGGTCCTACTGATAATATGAACTCTACGACTTTTATCAGCACTTCTACTTTTACTTCTTTGGCTACGTCAATTATCGATTTGGAAAATTCTAATCTTCCTATTGATTATTTTACTTCCGTATTGCCGCGTGCCCAATATGGTGAAGAAAGTGCTGTTTCTGTTGGTATGAAGGAATCAGATGCTGTTCTCAGAATTTTTGATGGTGCTGATAGAACCAAGGGTGTTATTATAAATTCTAATTCGTATACACCCGCAGATAATTTACAGATTGTTAACCAAGCACCTACCCTATCTCCTGAAGGTTATGTTTCACAAATTCGTACAGAGAGTACCGGTAATGGAGTTACGGGTTTTAGTGGTAAACTTACTGCCGATGCTTCTCTGAAACTTTCGGCTTTGCGTTCTGCTACTGCTTTACAGAAATATAAAGAGATACAGAATAGTAATGATCCCGACTTTGCTTCACAGGTTCTTGCTCATTTTGGTATTAAGCCAAAGGTTGATTCTCGTGTTTCTGTTTTCATTGGTGGTGATGATAAAACTCTTAGAATAAACCCCCAGGTTAACACTAACTTTCAGAATGGTGGTGAGCCGGAGATTAAGGCTATTGGTATTGGTGATTTGTCAGCTGGTTGCAAATTTACTTCTACGACTTACGGTATGATTATCGGTATTTATCGTGCTGTACCACAACTTGATTATTCCCGTGTAGGTATTGATCGTAATCTCTTTAAGACTGATGCTACTGATTTTCCTATTCCGGAACTTGATAGTATAGGTATGCAAACTCAATATCGTTGTGAGTTAAGCGCTCCGCTTATTGGCTTGTCCAAGAAAGTTCAAGATTTTGCTGTCCAGAAAAACCCTATTGATATGTCTCTTACTTATGGCTATTCTCCTAGATATGCGGAATTGAAAAGTGCTCGTGATTACTTTGAAGGTGGTTTTATCGGTGCTTATTCTACTTGGGTTACAGGTTATGACCAGACTTTCCTTAGTTCTTGGCGTCGCAATATAGGTACAGCTGCTGCTCCTTCTTATGGTAGTATAGATGACTTGTTTAAGTGTCGAGCATCTTTGCTTTATCCTATCTTTGTAAATCAATGGTCGGGTACTGTAAATGATGATAAGTTGCTTATTGGTAGTGTTAATACTTGTGTGGCTGTCCGTCCATTTAGTATGTATGGTTTGCCTTATTCAAAATAATTTAATATTGTTTGATTATGAAAGCTAAAAATAAAGTAGTTTATGTTCCTCCTGTTTATGAGGAAGTACAGCACGAAGTTACTTCTGTAGATGATAATAATGTTCCTTTGCGAACTTCTTTTCATACTGATGTATCTTTGTTGCAGCGTATAGATAACATGCGTGTCGATGCTCAAACTTTGCGAGAAATTAAAGAGTCTCTCCAGCCTATGATTGACAATTCTAATTTTCGCTCTCAGTTTGAAGATACCTTTGGTTCTCTGACTGATGATGAGCTCATTAATTCATGCCCTAGTCGTTATACACAAACGGCTAGTGAAAAGATGAGTTATTTAAAAGATCTTGCTGCTAAAGATAAGGACGCCCGAGATAAGGCTGCTGCTGCGGCAAAGGAAAAAGAGGAGAAAGATAAAATTGAGAAAGAAAATCAAGAGTTTCAGTCTCGACTTATGGAAATCTTTAAATAATTTCGCTTATGTTGTCTAATATTATTATTCGGGGTACTGCCGCTTTTGGCGGTACTCCTTTTCGTTTAAATAAATGTACTGCTCTCGGTTCTGCTGGTAGCGGGGCGGCTGCTGGGGCGGCTGCTGGGGGGTTTCCTGGGGCTATTGTGGGTGGTGCTTTAGGTGTTGCTAGTTCGTTACTTGGGGGTTTGTTCGGTAAGCATAATACTGATAATACCAATGCTATGAACTATAAAATCATGCAAGAGCAAAATAAGTTTAATGCTGCTGAAGCAGAAAAACTTAGAGATTGGCAAGAAATGATGTATCGTATGTATGGTACGTCTTCTGCTAAAGCTAATGATATGCGTTCTGCTGGTCTTAATCCTCTTCTTGGTGATGTTTCTGCAAGTGGTAATGTTGGTAGTGGTTCTGCTGCTACCGCTGCGGAATCTGCTCAAATGATGCCTACTGATTATTCGTTTATTGCTGATGCTGCTCATAGTGGTCTTACTGGATATAATACTATGCGTTCCGTTGATGCTTCCGTTTCTCTTCAAAAGTCCCAAGAGAATGTCAATAAGTCAATTGAGGGTATTAATATGGCACAAAAGGGTTTTATTGAATCTCAAACCGATATGCAAAAATTGACTTATAAATTCGCTCAAGATACTTATCAGAACAGACTTTTACAAGAGCAATTTAGGGCTGAGTTGCAGAATTGGCAAGGTTTTGATGCTATGTATGATGCTCGTTTAAAAGCTTTTAGTCTCTACAATGTCATGCCGCATGAAGTTGAGAAGAATATAGCTCAAACTATGTCGTTCTATGCTAATGCTTTTCGTGATGTTGCTGACGGCAAGTACACTTTAAAGCAAACTGAGAATTATGGTCGTTGGCTCTCTATTCAGCAAACATTTGCTCATGCTGCTACTGTTCAAAGCAGTGCCGCATTAATGCAAGGTCGTGCGGCATTGACAAATGCTAATGCTAACGCTTCTTATCTCAAACAACTTGGTGGATATTATGGTTCTTTAACCACGGGTCATAATATGACAAATGAAATGTCAAGATATTATACTGACTTTATGTTAGGTAAAATGCCTCTTGGTAAAGCCGAAAATATTCTTAGACAAACACCTTACCGTCATTTACTTGATTTGAATATTCAGCAAAATGAGTGGTCTTTAAATAAGTTGATGCAAGAGCCCGATTTGATACGTTCTTTGAGTGGTATGTACAAATCAGAAACTTCGCTTACTAATAAGCGTGTTGATAGTTATGATACCGATAAAATCTTTGAGCGTGGCGAATCTGTTTCCCGTATGGTTAAAAATATCTCTGATGGTATTAGTAACTTTACACCTAAGCCTAGATTTCATAAAGGTTCTTCTGCGCGTAGCGAATCGACACCGCCACCGAGTGGCAAATCTTGGCTCGATGCATATCGTGAAAATCCTAATTATAGCCCTACAGGTTTAAGATAATAAAATAGGCGCAAAGGATAATTTCTTTGCGCCTTTTCATTATATATTTTCTATTCTAATACGTGTTTCAATTTTCAGTAAATTCTCATTCACATAAATACCTTCTGTAAAAATCCATATTTTTCTTGTAAATAATAATTTATATTATACTCTTAATGTATCTGTTTTGTATTTGTGCACGTGCGCATTTTTTACGTACGTACAATATATATAAAACAGATATCTTATTTTGTCTTCTAGAAAAATCTCAGTCTTGTGGGAAAAATTTTAAAAACGGTCCCTTCCTCTTTATAAAAAAAATTTTTTCCACAATTCCTACTCTCTAGAAAAATCTCAGTCTTGTGGGAAAAATTTTAAAAACGGTCCTTT